AAGAAATAACCTTTTCCTGTAACGACTTTCAACTTCATAGCACGTTTATAACGCGACTCAGCGTCGAATTCTTTATCATTTAGTCGCTCCATAAAGTCATCAGACATATTCCAACCAACATTTGCATTATCAGGATTAGCGGTAATCCAATCGCATAATTCAAAGAAATCTCCGTGTTCCATAGGCACATATCCTGCCCAAGCTCCTCTGCGAGTTCCTTGAGTGACTTTCTGTGACATTCTAACAAAATCTTCAAATACAGGTACTAGACCAGATGCTTTATTTCCATCAGAAATAACAGAACCTCTCGGTCTAATATCGCCCATATAACTAGCTGTTCCGAACCCTGCTTTTGTTAAACAAGCAACTTCTCTCAAAGCTGAATAAAATCCATCTACAGAATCCTCAATCACATTAGCCGCACATGATACTGGTAATCCTCTTTTAGTTCCTGTATTAGATAAAACTGGTGTACTTGCAGATAACCATCCTTTCCACAATAAATCAAAGAACCATTTATAACCTTCTTCATATTTATCTTTCGGAAGATGTGAAACTGCTGTCATAGCAATACGTTCAATCTGACCTTTGAATGATTGTCCATTGGTAGCGTACTCATACTTCTCTTTAAATAACTGATACCCACCTGTGATAAACCAATCTGGCAATAAACCTTGTGATTGTAATTCTTTTCTTTCTACTGACAATTTTGCGTATTTAGTTGGCATTTTTGTATTTACCTTTAATTGTGAATTTAGATTCGTCCCATGCGCGATGATATTCATTTGACATACCGACAAAAGCGTCATTGAAACCGTAGTTTTTAATTCCGCGATAAAAATAATCAGCTATCGGATTAGATTCTACCACGAAAATATCATCATATCCAAGTCTATTCATACACAAGTTGATACGCGATTTTACGAAATTTTTACCATCTTCACCTCGATAATTCTCAGGTTCGCCTTTTTCAATAACCATATCGATAATTCTAGCTTCATGTTCATAAATCACATTTGCCATTTCAACAATGTCGTCAAGCAAAGCATCTTCATGTACAGCTTTTAATTTCAACTGTGATTTAAGAGCTTTAAATGACCATGCACCTACTAATGAATGTAAGTCCTCGTCCCTCACGCTATAATCAATGCCACGAACAAGGTTAGGTAATTTATTTTTACCGTTAGACTGAAAATGTTTTAAATAAGAAAAAGATGAATATAATACTGCCCCTTCAATCAAACAGAAACCACTAAGCGAAATTAAATCGTTCTTACTCGATGCTACTGATTCAACAAACTCCATTCTAGCTTTCAAAGTTTCATCTTTCACATAGTCCGTGTAGAACTCATCTGTGTTTAAATGTAACAACTCGTTAATCTTGTTGTAGAATTTTCGGTGGACACAGTGTTCTACCATACTTGCAGCAGCTCCCCACGCTTTAAATTCAGGTCGTTTAAAGATTTTAGTATATCTATCTGACCAATAATCACCAGCGCGAAGTTCGTACAATGTGAATAACTTTAATGTAGTAATCACACCATGTCGTTCTGCTTCAGTAAAATCTGTCAACACAGAGTTAATATCTTTTTCAACATTAACTTCTTTCGCAGTCCAGAAAATATCAAGCTGTTGCTCCATAAATTCATCAATTTCAGGATACCGAATCACGAATGATTCTGATTTCTCTTGAATGTGTGCTTTAGTCATAACAAATCAACCTTTCAATTTAGAAATTAAATCTTCCATATCCGCTACAAAATCGGATTGCACTCGCTCTAATACACTAGCTACCTCATTTTTAATGTTGCTTTCAGCATACTTTAAACTAACTTCCTGTGCGAATAATACAATATCGGCTTCGCTAAACGATTCACGGGTTAATACATTAAACATTGCATCGTAACTATATTCACTCATTTCAAATCTCCTAAAAACTAACTATAAAATTAACAATTCTTGTCACAAAACCAACTGACACACCTATTATAACCAAAAAGGCTAAATACTCAACTAGCGTTTTCATCGGTTATCCCACTAATTAAATCAACTAATGCGTCAATATCTACTTTAATCTGTGTTAAATCAGATAGCAAACCTGCTTTAATTTCATTACGAGTATTTTTGTCGCACTGCAATCTACAGAACTCGCTAATCGACTCAGGAGTCCAATGTAAGGTTTCAATTAACGTATTACGACCTTGTTGTATTTGTTCTTCATTCATCATTTTCTTCCTCTACGTTATCGGTGGTAATACTACCTCCTTCTAATCTTTTTATATCCAATACAACCGCTTTATACATTCTATCGAGTTTAGCAACTTGTTCTTGCTTACGCTTTAGTTTCGATGCTATTAACACTCGTGCAGCTCGATATTGTTTTAGAACGTCATCACTCATAGAGCGTACCACTCGGTAAATTACCTTCATCATCAAAATCATCATCGCTGAATTTAGCATTCATCCAACGTGAAAATTCATATAATTCTACTGCGCTCAGCGACATTTCTTCACAGATGTCATTAAGCATGATGTTAAAATTCATTCCTTACTCCCAAGTTAAATTTCGTTGTTTTTCTAGTTCCACAGCTTTATTATCCACTAATGCCTGTAAATCATGTAATTGTGGTGAATCACCTAAGAACTCACGCAAGTAGTGTACACTAAAATCAGCAATGTCTACAAGTCCAAATTCTAATAGATTTAATTTAATTTTATCGTAGATGATTTTGTTCATATTCTCACCACCTTGTTCAAGCGAATGAACTGAAATGTTTTTAGCTCGCATCGTTATCTCTCACAAACATATCGTTAATAAAATTCTCAACCGTATCATGGTCATCTTTGTATTTTTCAAGAAATGATTTAGTCATCTCAATCTCAGCAATGTTATTATAAATTTCTCTGATTAACTCAAAGGCTTCATCACAGGTGTAGGATGTTGAAACAAGATGTAATCTAGGAACGAACTTCACCTTACCGTCTACTTGTGAGATATAAGGTTTTTGAAAACTAACATTCTTCATCATCAATCTCCTCCACAAGAACCACTATCACATGAACTAGAGCAGTCAGAAGATGAGGAACTAGAATAATCTGAACTGGAACTAGAATACATTGTCATACTGCTATTATCATAATCATAGTTTGAATTTCTACGAGAGCCAGAGTCACGCTTTTGTTTATCTTTAGCTTTTTTGTCGGCTGAATAATTACTGTTAAATAACCCGAATATCATTTACTTTCTCCAAAATAATAATTTGTCTATCCGCGATTTGAATACTTCTTGTGTAACAATCGGATTCAAAGCATTCCAAACCATCGGAAAGTGTTCTTTTACGATAGATTCATACACTTTAGCGTAAAGCTGAATTTCTTTCTGTGCGTGTGAATCTGTGCGTAAATGTATCACACGGAGCATCGACTGTAAAGAGATGGTTTCAATTAACTCAACATAACATGATTGTGGTAAAACAATCCTAGCTAATTCAGGAGCTACGTCATTCGCCAACATGAATTCGTAAGTGTCTAATGATACCTTAATGCTTTTTTCATAAGCAGCTTGAACCATCGCATGATTGTGTACAGGTTCATCAATAGACCCTTGTTTAACTCGTTCTGCTCTTGAACGCCATGTATCTGGCGTGAACACCTGTGGTAAATAATCGACGTATCTTCGAGATTCTTCATTACGCACAATACCGATACTATGCTTAAACCATTGTCTAGCCACAAATATAGGCATTAACAATCGTACTCTAATCTGCGGGTGGGCGAGCGGACTCCAGTGAGACTCTCTGATTAGATAGTTAATTAAGCCCTGATTCTGCTCCGTAGTGAACTGTGAGGCTTCCTTGTGCATAGATACCCTTGCCACATCTACAATCGTGCTGTCAGACCCCATAACGTCCAATAATTCGACATATCCATTTCCGTCCTTAAACAGTGTTCTTTTTTCATTCACTTGCATTTCTTAATCCTCAATTTAATTTTAACGGGTTTGTTCTTGTATCTTATTCTTATTTTCAAGACGATTCCTAAAGGAAACTCCTCTTTCTTTACGCAATACTTCCGCACGAATCACCATCCTAATATCTTTTGCATTATCCACATAGATAGCGTTTATTGTTGGAACTTCTCGTTCTTGTACATCGAAACCGTACCCAGATGCAGATACACTCTTATCCGTAATAGGTTTTAATCTATGACTTAAATAAAGTAATAGACTCATAGTAAAACCTCCTTAAAAAGGGATGTCGTCGTATTCTGACGCATAAATAACCTCTCCTTCATCAAATTCTCGTTCTTTTTCAATCAATCTTGAAATAACAAAATCGTCACCAAACTCTACTTTCTTAACATTTAAAAACTTACCTTTTTGTGACACAAGTATTCTAGCAGGTTTTGGTAATTGGTCAACATATTTTAAAACTTCATCAATGCTTCTCGGACATTTACCGCTAATACGTTTGTTCCACCAGCTAAATGAAGCTCCTCTTTGCCATGAACCGTCAGGATGGTCGAATCCAACAAACTCTGTAGCACCTAATAACGATGGGTTATAAGTTACTTTTAGCATATCACCTGACTTTGTGTTTTGACGTTTGTATTCGATGTGTTGTACTGGATACCAAGAATCTGGAATATCGGGGTGTGGAGGTTTAGGTGTTTTTAAATCTGCTTTGGCTATTTTTTCCTTGGCGATAATATCTTTATTGCTTGCCGTGTGGGTTATTTTGACCTGTATTGGAAATTCTTTACCGCAACAAGGACATTCTCTAACACTAGGATGTGAAATAGTTTGGCACGCATCACAAGTTCTAACAGGAGCTTGTCCACCTTTACCTTCTCCTTTTTTTCTTGGTATCACAGGGTCATTGATACAACCAAGCCTAGAAATCGTACCTGCGAAATCGAGACACAATGCTCCTCTGGATTTTGAACCGTTGACAATTGCAGCTAGTCGCCCTTCTCTGGTTGTTAAGTCATAACCGCTTGCGTAAACAGGTCTAGTTAAACGTCCGTAGCGTTGAATATATCTTGATGTGGACGTAGTTGGTGCAAGGTCAATTAACATATCTAATTGCGGTATGTTTGTGCCAGTAGATAACACCATCATATTGACAGCGCATCTGTATTTCATATCTTTAAAATCTTGAATAGCTGCGTCCCTTTCTTCAGATGTCATTTTAGAGTGGATAGCTACACTAGGAATTCCAAATTCTTCATTCAACATCTCGGTAATATGTATGACGTGTTCAATTGATGTAGCAAAACAAATCCAACTAATTCTATCGTGACCGTAAGCAACGGCTTCTTTCAATGCCTCTCGCGTAACTTCAATTTTATCAACAGCTTCTGCTAGTTGTTTCTGATTGTAGTCACCAGCAGTGATTTTTACACCTGAAACATCTAATTGAGTTGCAGTTTTCTTGCTAGTTAATTCAGCTAAATAGCCCTCTGAAATAAACCAATTAAACCATTCAAAACTTGTCAAATCAATTGAAAATCCATTAAATATAGGGTGGTTTTCAGTAATTAAACCGTGTCCTAATCTATAACAAGTTGCCGATAACCCTACAACTTTTAAGTATTTGTTGGATTCTTCTAATTTTTTAAGAAATTTAACGTAAGTAGTTGTTTCATTCGCGTTCACACTATGTGCTTCGTCGATGATGACTAAATCAATCTTCCCGAATAATTCAGCTTTATTGCAAATACTTCCTATTCCCGCAAAAGTAACCTGACCGATTTCCTTTTTACCTAACCCAGATGAATAAATTGCAGTAGGAGCTGTTGTCCATAATTTTAGTAATTCCTCACTATCCTGCTGAACTAACTCTTTTACATGACTTACAACCAAAATTCTAAGTCTAGGAAAATCAAATAACAGTTTTTTTATCAGTCCAGCTATGCACCCTGCTTTCCCGACTCCCGTAGGAGCTGCTATTACAGGGTTTCCTAATCCTGCTCGTATATATTTTAATGTTTCATCAATCGCTTGATTCTGATAACCTCGTAAGATGTATTCTGACATAATTTTAACCTAAATTAGAAAAAGAACCGTGATACATTACAGACGCATTATCATAAGCAATCTTAGCAGAATCTACGTCATTAAACCAACCTAAATAAATTGATTTGCCGTTAGTCATTATTCTAGCTACAAATCTATTTTTATTTTTAACATAAGTCACACCTTTTGGTAGCGATTTATTACTGTGACTTTTTCGATTCATACCGTTAGTAACGTAATCCGCTTCCCGTAAATTTTCAATTCGATTATTCAACTTATCACCATCAATATGGTCTAGGAGTTTTTCTGGTTCTTTCTCATTAAACATTAACCAAATAAGACGATGTACTTTATATTTCTTACCAAAAAGTTCGACTTTCAAATAAGTAACATCTAAAGAACCTGCTTGCTTACCGTTATGTTGCGAATTAAAACAAGCGCATGATTTCGATGAATAATATCCATCTTCAGCAAATCTTTCTTTCCAATATAGAACGCCGTCTTCGTATTCTAATAATAAATCAACAAGTTCCTTAGTAATAAGGACATCTTTATATCTTTTCTTTTTACTACTTCCTATTTTATTTAAAAGTAAATCAGGATTATCTCTAGCATCAATATAAGCAACACTGGCTTCTTCTGCGGTAGTAAAATACCCTAAATTATAACTTATTCTATTTCTAGTGATAGAAGCATTCCAAGAATCCTTACTTTTATCAAACGAAACTCCTGTAAAACCAGAAGTATTATTTGCTTGTTTTAGTTTTACTTTACCAATATCTCGCATATCCCCATCACATAGATTTTCGATTCTATTATCAGAAATATCTTGATTCAAATGATATATTGAATTTTTAGGTTCAGTATCAGTTAGAAGTTTCCAAATTAAAAGATGTGCTTTAAAGTAGGTTTTATTCAAACCTATTGTCATATAACCATTGTTAATAACACCTGCTTTTTTACCAGCTAGTTTTTTATTAAACGAATACGCAAATCGCGCTTCTTTAAAATGATAATTCGGTCTTTCTTTCCAATATAAAACTCCTTCAAGTTCATTGTAAATGAAACATTCTTGTAAATACTGTTGTGATGGTAATTGTTTTGACATCTTTGATTCCTCTATAGCATTAAGGTTATTGTGATTAGCTTTTTCATCATAAGATGAAAGTGGTCGAACTTGCTAAAGGTTATTTCGCTCCGTCGAGCTAGACCACTTTATAAGTATACATTAAATGATATGATTTTCCAATCTATTCTTAGCAATTTCAAAATACTTCTCATCAAGTTCACAACCTACGAATTTTCTACCTGTGTTCAAACAAGCTATTCCCGTACTACCAGAACCCATTGTAAAGTCTAAGACAACTTCACCTTCTAAGGTATAAGTTTTAATCAGATATTCTAATAATGCAACTGGTTTCTGCGTCGGATGAACATTCTTACTGTTATCTGTTCCAAATGTAAGAATTGATTTCGGATAACCTGTTTTAGTTTGCTTATAATCTTCTTTGATTGCTTTTCCAAATCCTAATTCTGTTTTAGATGGTTTTACACCACCTCTAGGCTTTCCATCTGTTTCGACAACACCTTGTGGATAATATAAGTTAGGTTTGCTTGAGAAAACCAAAATATCCTCATGTACTTTTAAGCATTGTTTTTTAGCTAACATTGGGTTGCTAGGTCGGCGTTTATCCCATACCCATTGGTATTTGAAACTATCAATGTTTGAACAAATAAGTCTTGAACTAAAAGGCTGACTACCAAACAAAATAATAGCTCCATTATCCTTAACAACTCTTTTCAACTGTTCCCACATTGCATCAAATGGAATCACATTATCCCATTTACAAGCTGTTGTGCCATAAGGCGGGTCAGTCAAACACATATCTACTGAATTATCAGGTAGTGTTTTCATAAATTCGATACAGTCCATTTGTTTAATATAATAATTGTTCATTTTTAATCCTCTTCTGTCCAATTTATAATTTTATCTTTGCCAATTACTTGATAATTTCTAAGTTTAATTTCTGACATTATCATCCCCTGCAATTGCTTTTATAT